CGTCCTTGGCCGTTCTGCCGGGGACGCCTGGGGTGACCGCTGGGACGACCTCTACGCCTGGCTGATCACCGCGACCGGCTGGTCCTGGGCGTACATCGACGACCAGGTCACGCTGCCGCAGATTGCCGCGCTCGCCGCGTTCTGGCGCCACACCCCGCCGGCCGCGCTGCAGCTGCGCCGTATTGCGCTGGCAATTGGCATCAAGCCCGAGCGGTCCGCGGCGCCGACCGCCGTCGATCCCGAGCAAGCCATGGAGCAGGCGCGCAATGCCGGCATGGCCGTCGCCCACGGCCGCCCCGACGACCCACTGCTGTCCTTCCTCGACCTCTGACCCCGAGACCCACTCAGCCACATGACCGATCCCCGCGCCAGAGTCGTCGTCGACGGCGATGTCACCCCGCTGCGCCAGGCGCTGCGCGCCGGCCTGCAGAACGTCCAGCAGTTCGGCGACCAGGCCGCGACCGGCCTGGGCAAGGTCAACGGGCCGCTGGAAGCGATCCAGGGCAAGTTCATCGCGCTGACCGCCGTGCTCGGCGGCGGGGCGCTCTTCAGCAAAGCCATCGAGCAGACCGCCAAGTTTCAGGAGGAGAGCATCCAGCTGGGCAAAGCGCTCGGCGTCTCCGCGACCGGCGCCAGCACCTGGATCGCCGCGCTGGAGGACGTGGGCGCGACCACCGAACAGATGCAGTCTGCGGGCAAGGGATTGCTGAAGCACCTCAACGAGGACGAAGGCGCGCTGAATAAGCTCGGCCTGGTCACGCGCGACACCCATGGCGCGCTGCGGCCGTTCAACGACCTGATGCTGGACGCGATCAAGCTGACCGGCGACTTCAAGGAAGGCACGGATCGCAACGTCGCGGCGGCGCAGCTCTTCGGTAAGGGGATCGACGCGAGTTCCGCGCTGCTGAAGCTCAACAGCGATACGGTGCGCGAGAACGCCGAGCTGATGGCCGAACTGGGCCTGCTGGTCGGCCAAGAGCAGGTCGATGCGTACAACGCGTTCGACAGCGCAGGCGACAAGGCGGCGCTCGTCATGAAGGGCTTCGCGCACACGATCGGCAACGTGCTGATGCCGGTCGTGACGAAGCTCGCAGAGTGGTTTGTCGCGGTCGGTCCGACCGCCATCACCGTGACCCGCGGCGCGATCGGCGGGCTGACCGCGGTCTTCTGGGGCCTGAAAAACGCGATCGTGATCGTGTGGGAGGTGCTGAACGGCCTGGTGGTCACCGTGGCCGAGCCGCTGCGGGCGCTCGGCTCGGGCCTGTACAAGCTGATGACCGGTGACCTGAAGGGCGCGCAGGACGAGCTGATGGGCTGGCCCGCGCGGATCGGCGAAGCCTGGGGCAAGGCCTGGGACAACATCGTTGCGTCCAGCGCCGAGTCGCGCGACCGCCTGGCCGCGATCTTCGACCCCAGCCAGACCGAGGCCGCGCCGTCGGGCGGCGGCAACCGCAGCGCGACCCTGAAGGGAAAGGACGAGAAGGACAAGGACGGCGCCAGCTCGTACATGAGCTACTACGAGGCGATGCTTGCCGAGGAGAAGCGCGTGCAGGCGGTGCTGACCCAGGGCCGCGAGTACACGAAGGAAGAAGAACTCGCGTACTGGCGCTGGCTGACCGACAACCTGACGATGACGACGGCCGACCAGGTCGCGATCCAACGCAAGGCGGCGCAGCTCGAAGTGAGCATCGCCCGCGAGTCGAGGGAGCAGCGCGACGCGATCGAGCAAGACAGCATGCACACCGTCGAGCAACTCGCGCTCGGCGAGATCGAGCTCGAGCGCACCGCAGCGAAGGCGGCGCTTGATGCCGAGGAGATCACGAAGGTCCAGCTCGCGCAGCTGGAGGTCGAGTTCGAGGACCGGCGCTATGTCGTGCAGGCGTCTGCACTGCAGCAGCGGCTCGACCTGCTGGCGGCCGATCCGGACCGCAACCCGGTCGAGCTGGCCCGCATCAAGAACGAGCTGCTGCTGATCGAGCAGCAGCACGAACAGCAGCGGTTGCAGCTGCTGTCGGCGTCGAACACCGCGTTGCGGGAGCAGAGCACCAGCATGTTCGGCGGCGGCGGGCTGTTCAGCGGCATCGGCGACAGCTTCGGCACGGCGCTTGACGGGTTGCTGCAGAAGACCAGCACCTGGGGCCAGGCGCTGGGCACGATCTTCACAGGCGTGCGGGAAGCGTTCATGCGCAACGTCGTGACCGAGCCGGCCGCGCAGTGGGTCGCCAGCCAGGCGCGGATGCTCGCGATGAAGCTCGGCTTCCTGACGCAGGAGAAGGGCATGCAGGCGGCGGCCTCGGCGACGAACGTCGCGGTGAAGTCGGCCGAGGCGACGGCGGTGGTCGGCGCCAATGCGGCCGAGGCGGGCTCGGGTGCTGCGGCATCGCAGGCCTCGATCCCTGTCGTCGGGCCGGTGCTCGCCATTGCGGCGATGGCCGCGATCTTCGCGGCGGTGTCGGGCATGGGCAAGGGGATCAAGAGCGCCTCGGGCGGCTACGACATCCCCAGCGGCCTGAACCCTATCACCCAGCTGCACGAGGAAGAGATGGTGCTGCCGAAACAGCACGCGAACGTGATCCGCCAGTTGGCCGGCCAGGGTGGAGGCGGCCAGGGCGGCGGCGACGCGGGGCCGTCGATCGAGCTGCGCGGCGTGTCAGCTGGTGAGTTCTTCATGGCCTCGAAGCGCGACCTGGTCGCCGTCCTGAAGGCGCTGAAGCGCGATTTCTCTTTGAACTGAGCTCCCTGAACTGAACACCGACATGAGCCTCGACATCTTTCCGACGCTGCCCGGCCTGAAGTGGGGCAGCACCCGCGTGCCGATGCACCGCACGAGTATCCGCGAGACGCCGAGCGGTCGCGAGTTCCGCACGCGCTACTTCAGCTTCCCGCGCTGGCGCTACAAGCTCGCCTACGAGGTGCTGCGCGAGACTGACGGCTTGGCCGAGCTGCAGACGCTGGTGGGCTTCTTCAACGCCCGCGGCGGCGCAGCGCAGCGCTTCCTGTACCTGGATCCGGACGACTGCGCGGCGACCGACCAACGCCTGGGCACCGGCGACGGCGCGGCCCGCCAGTTCCAGCTGGTGCGCACCTGGGGCGGCGTCGTCGAGCCGGTCTACGCCGCGGCCGATGACGCGCAGATCTTCCTCGGCGGTGCGCTGGCGGACCGGAGCACCTACGACATCGGGCCGAACGGAGTGCTGGGGTTCCACGTGCCCGTGGCGGCCGGTCTGCCGGTGACGTGGACCGGCCACTTCTACTGGCGCGTGCGCTTCAGGCAGGACGAGACCGAGGTCTCGCAGTTCCTGCAGCAGCTGTGGGAAGCGCGCAGCGTCGAGCTGATCACCGTGAAGCCGTAGCTGCCATGCGAGCCACCTCCTGGGAGAACGCGCCTGGCACGCTGCCGAACCTGATGAACACCGCGATCGAGCTCGGCTGCATCGACCTGTACACCTTCACGCTGCCTGGTGGCTTGGTGTTGCGCTGGACGGGCGGTGACCAGCCGATCACGATCAACGGCACGACCTGGTCGCTCGGGCCGGGCCTGCGCCGCACGCGCACGCGGCAGTCCGTCGGCATCGAGGTCGACAGCCTGGAAGTCACCATTTACGAGCTGCCGGCGGACCTCGACGGCGAGGAGCGGGCGATGCAGCTGAACGGCACGCCCTTGCTCGCCTACATCGCGCGCGGCGGCTTCGAGCATGCGCGGCTCGAGCTGCAGCGCGCCTTCCTGCCCGCGGCGGACATGGCGAGCCTGAACCCGCCGATCGTCGGCACGCTGCTGTGGTTCACCGGCCGGGTGGCCACGACGAAGGGCGACCGCACGCAGCAGCTGCTCACCGTCAAGAGCGACACCGAGCAGCTCGACGTGATGGTGCCGGCCGAGGTGTACCAGCCCGGGTGCCCGAACACGCTGTACGACGCGGCCTGCGGCGTCAGCCGCGACGCGAAGACGGTGCAGGGCATCGCCAACACCGCCGGCGATGCGACCCGCACGCGCTTCGGGCACGGCCTGATGCAGGCCGCCGGGTACTTCGACCTCGGTGTCGTGAAGTTCCTGACCGGGTCGAACGCTGGCATCGGCCGCACGGTGAAGCGGCATACCGCAGGGGCCGGCGGCAGCGAGATCACCGTGCTGCAGCCGTTCCCGTTCACGGTCGCTGCCGGCGACACCTTCGCGATCTACCCGGGCTGCGACAAGACGCAGGCCACCTGCAAAGCCAAGTTCAACAACGTGATCCGGTTCCGCGGCAAGCCCTACGTGCCGGCCGCCGAAACGGTGATGTGACCCGATGACCACTGAGACCCAACAACGCGAAGCCGTCGTGACCGAAGCCCTGACCTGGCTCGGCACGCCGTACCACCACCACGGCCGCCTGAAAGGTGTGGGAGTGGACTGCGGGCAGAGCCTGTGCGCGATCTACGAGGCGGCCGGCGTGACGGCACCGATCGACCCGGGCACCTACAGCACCGCGTGGCACCTGCACCGCAACGAGGAGCTGTACGTGCAGTGGCTGGAGCGTGTCGGCGCCGTGCGCACCGAGCAGCCGCGTGCCGGTGACGTGGCGCTGTTCCGCTTCGGGCGGACCTTCAGCCATGGCGGCGTGCTGGTGAATGTCGAGGGACAGCGGCACACGGTGCTGCACGCCTACGTCCACCAGGCGGTGATCCTGACGCGGCTCGACGAGGCGCCGCTCGCGGGCCGGCCGGTGCAGTTCTGGACGCTGTGGCCGACGGCGCTGGATGCTGTCCAGGCGTCTGCACAAGCCACCGTGGAGGCCTGACATGGGCGGGCGCACCACCATCTCCAGCAGCGAAACCCGCATCGAAGCGCTGAAGCTCCAAAGCAGTGCGCAGGGCGTCACCATCCCAGTCGTCTACGGCGTGAACCAGATCAGCGGCAACCTGATCTGGTACGGCGACTTCAAGGCCGTTCCCCACACGACCAGCCAGAGTGCGGGCAAGGGCGGCGGCGGGGTCACGTCCGAGAGCACGACCTACACCTACAGCGCCTCGGTGATGATGGGCCTGTGCCACGGCCAAATGAACGGCGTGCCGCGGATCTGGCGCGGCAAGAAGCTCTACAACGGCGGGATCCGCGGCGACCAGTTCGCGTCCACCCGCAAGGTCTATGCGGTGCCGGCCGCCGGCCCGATGACGACCACGCTCGACGCCGCGTTCGCGTCGATCCAGGCGGTGTACTTCCCGATCTTCTTGCTGAAGCAGCAGCTCGCCAACGGCGTGGACTACTCGGTCGACACCGAGGGCGAATTCCCGGTCGTCAAGATCCTGAACGAGAAGCTGCGCGGCACGACGGTGACGATCGACTACCTGGTCGTCACCAGCGGCACGAAGCAGTCCGCGCTGGGAGAACTCGGCCTGAGCTTCAAGACCGGTGCGCTGGGCCAGGCGCCGTGGTCGTACCTGCAGGGCGCGAACCCGGCGCAGTCGCTCGGCTACAGCGGCCTCGCCTACGTCTGCGCGAAGGACTACGACCTCGGGGGCTCGGCGCAGGTCGAGAACCACACCTTCGAGGTCCAGGGCGCTCTCGCGTACAGCCTGGGCAGCAACGTGCCGGACGTGGACCCCAGCCGCGTGCTGATTGACCTGTTGACCAATGGCCGCTACGGCGCCAACATCGCGAGCGACCGGCTCGACGGCATGCAGGACTGGTCGGACTACTGCGTGGCGGCCGGCCTGGTGATGTCGCCGGCACTGACCGAGCAGATCTCCGCGGCCGAACTGGTGCAGCGCCTCGGGCAGCTGACGAACACGGCGCCGGTGTGGAGCGCTGGCAAGCTCAAGATGATCCCCTACGGCGACAGCGCCGAAGCAGGGCTCGGCCGCACCTACACGCCGAACGTGACCCCGGTCTACGACCTGACGGACGACCACTTCATCCCGAGCCCGGGCGAGCCGCCGGTGAAGCAGGAGCGCAAGAGCCCGGCGGATGCCAAGAACCATTTTCGGGTGCAGTACCGCAACCGGGCCAACAGCTACAACGTCGACGTGGCCGAGGCGAAGGACCAAGCCGACATCGATGCGCATGGCCTGCGGTCGGAAGCCATCATCAAGGCCGACTGGATCACCGATGGTGAGGTCGCACGCCAGATCGCGCAGGCGCTTCTGCAGCGCTCGCTGTACATCCGAACGACCTACGCTTTCAAGTTGCCGGCGAACTTCAGTCTGCTGGAAGCGATGGACATCGTCACGCTGACCGACGAAGGGCTCGGGCTGGACCGGCATCCGGTGCGTATCACCGCCACCGACGAGGATGGCGAAGACGGAGACCTCGCCATCGCCGCTGAGGATTTCCCTGCTGGCGTGTCGAGCGCGGCGAAGTACCCGAGCGAGGTCAACGCGGGCTACCTGCACGACTACAACGCGGCGCCGGGCAACGTGGACGCGCCGGTGTTGTTCGAAGCGCCGGTCGGCCTCACTCAGACCGGGCTCGAGGTGTACGCCGCCGTGAAGGGCAGCGGCGCGGCCTGGGGCGGCTGCAGCGTCTGGGTCAGCGTCGACGGGCTCAACTACCAGAAGGCAAGCACGCTGCACGGGCCGGCGCGCTACGGCCGGCTCGCGACGCCGATCGAGAACGGTGGCGTCACGGTCAGCACCAGCGGTCAGCTGATCAGCACCAGCGCGGCCGATGCCGCCGCGCTTGGCACGCTCTGCTACGTCGGCGGCACGGCGCCTGAATACATCGCGTTTGAAGCGGCGGCGCTGCTGGCGCCCGGCAGTTACGCGTTGTCCGGGCTGGTGCGCGGCGCGCAAGGCACGCTGACGACCGGCCACCAGGCGGGCGATGCCTTCGTGCGCGTGGACGGCGCGATCGGCAAGAGTGGGCCGCTGGAGCTGGACTTCATCGGCAAGACGATCCACTTCAAGTTCACCAGCTTCAACATCTTTGGCGCAGCCGAGCAGAGCTTGGCCGAGGTGCAGGCCTACGACTACCGCGTCACCGGCGTGATGGCCGCACTGCCGCCGTCGGCACCGACCAGCGTGAGCGCCGGGTTCGAACCGTTCGGCGTGCGCCTGAAGTGCGCGAAGAACCCCGAGCCGGATGTGGTGGGCTACGAGTGGCGAGTCGGTCCGACCTGGACCACCGCCCAGGTGCTGGACCAGCTCGGCGGCACCTCGCACCTGTGGGCGGTGCAGGCGAGTGGCGCGTTCACGGCCTGGGTCGCGGCGGTCGACGCGTTCGGCAACCGCAGCACGCCGACCAGCGTGGCTGGCGCGATCACGGCGCCGACTGTCTCGGCGTTGAACGCGACGATTACTGGGACCGACCTGCAGCTCGACTACACCGGCGTGCCGGGTGCCTTCGCCATCGACAACTACGAGCTGCGCTTCGGCGACAGCTTCTCGACCGCCACCGTGGTTGGCCTGTTCCAGATCACGCGGCACCTGCGCCGCATCGACTGGGGCGGCGCCAGGCGCTGGTGGGTGGCGGCGATCGACGTGAAGGGCAACCGCGGGGTCGCGGTGTCCGTCGATACCGTGGTGACCGTGCCGGGCGCGATCGTGGCCTCGCGCGCGGAGGTCGTCGACAACAACGCGCTGCTGTACTGGACCGCGCCAACCTCGGGCAGCTTGCCGATCGACCGCTACGAGGTCCGCAAGGGCGCGAGCTGGGCGGCAGGGACCATCGTCGGCTCGAACGGCAACAGCACCTTCACGGCGATCTTCGAGCAGCAGGCGGGGGTCTATACCTACTGGATCGCCGCCTTCGACAGCGCCGGCAACACCGGCACGCCGGTCGGCATCGCGGCGACCATCAACCAGCCGCCCGACTACGTGTTGCGCACGCAGATCCGTTCGACGTTCTCCGGCACCGCGACGAATCTGTTCCTCGAGGATGGTGCGCTGCTCGGGCCCGTGGCACCGGAAACCTGGGCGCAGCACTTCGAAGCGCACGGCTGGACCACGCCGCAGCAGCAGGTCGACGCCGGCTTCCCGCTGTACGCGCAGCCGAGCGTCGCGACCGCCACCTACGACGAGATCTTCGACTACGGCACGGCGCTGCCGCCGACGATCGTCACCGTGACGCTGGGCGCGACCGTCGTCGCCGGCCAAGTTGCGTCGAGCTGCCAGATCTACACGAAGCTCGGCAGTGCAGACGCCTGGACAGCCGCGGCGGCAGGCGCCACCAGCGTGCTCGCGGCGAGCTTCCGGTACGTGCGGGTCGTGTGGTCCTTCAGCTGCAGCGTGGGCGCGAACCTGATCCGTATCACCAGCTTCGACGTGAAACTGTCGAACAAGCTGAAAACCGACTCGGGCCGCTTCGTGATCACCAATGCCGCGGCTGGCGTCGCGGTGCCCTTCGCGGTGCCCTTCATCGACGCCGACACGCCGCTGTGCCAGGCCAACGGGACGACCGCGCTGCTGCCGATCGTCGACTTCCTCGACGTGCCGAACCCGACCGGCTTCACCGTCTATCTGCTGAACCCGCAGACCGGCCAGAAGGTGGTCGGCTCGGGCAGTTGGACCGCGCGCGGGTACTGACCCCTTCCTCATTCGAACAGCCCAGACCAACAGACCGACCACCATGCCGATCGACTTCACCAAACCCGTCACCACCGACCGCTACGACACAGGCGTCCTGCCGCAGATCAAGGCCTCCTTCAGCGCGTTGTCCCAATGGCTTGACCCGGCCTACGTAGGTGCCGTCACCAGCCCGCCAGCGGGCGCGAAGCGCTTCACCGGTGGCGTGATCCAGGAGTTCAACGGCAGCAGTTGGGTTGAGAAGGCGACCAGCTACCTGAAGAACCTGCCGCCACAGAGCTACGGATCGCTGTCGTTGCCCGGTGCCGCGAATGGCTGGGCGGGTCTGCAATTCAGCGATACCTCAAAGCTGTACACGCTGATGGTGAACGCCAGCGACGGCACGTCGGGGATGTACGCCTACTCGGACTCTCAATGGCGCTGGTACTTCGATGGCAGCGGCCAGCTCGCCGCAGGCTCGGTGCCATGGGGGCGCGTCACCGGCGCACCGGCCGTGACGGCCTACGGGCCCGACTCGAATCCCAGCGCCAACTCCGTGGCGGTGCGGAACAGTGTGGGGCACCTCGCCGCGACCTACTACTACCAGGCCTCGGGCAACGATGAGAACCCGGGCATCAGCCAGGTCATGGTCACCAACGGCGACGGCTACATGCGCAAGGCGGGGCTTGGCCATCTGGGCAACAGCATCGTGGTGCCCTGGGGCAATGTCTCGGGGCGGCCTGGGTCCCTGTCGCAGTTCGTCAACGACCCGGGCTTCGTGAGCTGGAACAGTGCGCCGGTGTTCTCTGGGCTGGTCTACGGCCGCGGCGGTGGTGAGGGCCTCGGGCGCATCACGATGACGAACGTGGCCGGCCAGCCGTCGGGCGGGGCGCCGGGCGACATGGTGTTCGTGTACTGACGGCGGAGCACAGATGGCTGAAATGTGGCGGTATGACGGAGGGGGCGTTGCGCGAAAGATGCGCGAGGTCTGGCGATACGACGCGGGGGGCACGCCGCGCAAGGCGCGCGAGATCTGGCGCTATGACCCCAGCGGCATCGCTCGCAAGGTCTTCAGTGGATCGTTCGTGCTGACGGCTTCGACGACGAGCGTCTTCGGTTCCGGCAACACGACGGTCAAGGGGGGTGTCCCTCCGGCGACCACCACG